AGCTACAAAAGTTAGAGAACAAATGCGCATGCAAGGCAAGTTATGAAAGCAAAAATAAAAAAATTTCAAATTCGATTTAATACAGTATCTACCGGCGAAAATGATCGTTGGAGATTAATTGCTGATGGTGAAGAAACTTTAGTGTCTGATATTATAGTGGATGGTCATACATATACATCAAAAGATTGGATGGAAGATTTACAAGATTATAAATGGCATATTAGTTGCGAAGGTTATGTTAATATTCAAAACAATGTAGCTTATGTTATAACAACAAAAGAAGATGCTGTTATGACTCGTCATATTTTAAAAACATTTTCATATCGTATTTTAGGCACAATAACAACTATATTTACGGCTTATGCTTTAGGTGTTTCTTTAGAGTTATCTTCATTGTTAGGTGTTGGAGAATTATTAATTAAACCCATTTTATATTTTTTTCACGAACGTATTTGGTACAAATATATTAAAATAGGAAATAAAAAATTATGGAAGAAAAATATATAGTTTGGCATATTGAAGGCGGTTTAGGTAAGAACGTTGCCGGTACTGCATTGTTAAACAGTTTACAAGAAAAATATTCTGATAGAAAAATTGTAGTAGTAGCATCATACCCTGAAGTATTTCTAAATCATCCAGCTGTATATCGTGTTTATAAACTAGGCGTTACACAGTATTTTTATGATGATTATATCAAAGATAAAGATACACTTATTTTTAGACATGAACCGTATTTTGAAACTCAACACATTTTAAAGAATAAACATTTAATTGCAAACTGGTGCAAGATATTAGATATTAAATATGATTTTCAAATGCCAGTTTTAAATTTTAATTTTGTTCAACAAAGAAATTCAATAAATTGGCAACGAGAAAAACCAATTTTATTAATTCAAACAAACGGCGGACCATTAAATAGCAATTTAGAATATTCATGGACTAGAGATATTCCATTTAATATATCCAAACAACTTGCAGACAAATACAAAGAAACGCATCATATCATTCAAATATGTAAACCATCATCATTAAAAATTGAAGGTGCTGAAATTATTGATTATCAAACATCGGCAATGGAGTTATTTGCATTGTTAGCAGTTGCAGATAAAAGAATTTTAATTGATTCTTGTTTGCAACATGCAGCAGCTGCAATGAATCTGCAATCAAATGTATTTTGGATTGGGACATCTGCTAAAAACTTTGGTTATTCATTGCATAAAAATATCGAAGCGAACCCACCAACAAACACAGTTAAATTGATAGATTCATATTTATTTGATTATTCATTTGAAGGTGTAACTCACGAATGTCCATATTTTAGTTTGGAAGAAATGTTTGATATATCAAAAATTATAAAAGAAATTTAAAATTAATAAAAGGAAACAATGACAAAAAAATTAGACAAAGAACATTTAGATGAAATTCAAAAATTGAGAGAATTATTTGTACAAAATGCTAATACAATTGGAACTATCGTAATTGATAAATCAATTGTTGATGCACGTGCAAAACGATTAGATCAAGAACAACAACGTTTGTTAAATGAATTTGAAGCGTTACGAGAACAAGAAGCTGAACTAATGCAAAAAATGCGCGAGCGTTACGGCGACGGACAAATCAATATTGCCGACGGAACATTTACGCCAGAAGATGGTTTGACCCAATAATCCTATATTTATAAATAAAAATTTATAGGAGTATAATAATGGCAGAAAGAATAGTTTCTCCAGGCGTATTTACGAACGAAGTAGATCAATCGTTTTTAGCTGGAGGCGTTGCACAAATTGGCGCGGCAATTGTAGGCCCAACCGTAAAAGGTCCTGCGCTCATCCCGACACAAATTACTAGTTTTGGTCAATTTCAAGAAGTATTTGGACCAACAACTACAGATTCATATGTACCATATGTAGTTCAAGATTATTTAGCTAAAGGCGGCAATGTAATTACAGTAACACGTTTGTTGTATGAAGATGGATATTATTTAACTAACGGTGCATTAGCAATCATTGCAAAATCAGGTTCGGGTGCATCAGCAGTACAAGCAGTAACGCATGTATTACACCCAACACAAGCAGTAACAACAGATGGTGCCACAGCATTATTCGAAGATTCAGTATTGCTTAATGGCGGTTCTGGGTCATTTGCAATTAAAATTTCAGGATCATATGCAGCAGGTGCTGATTCAGCAATTGGATTTAGCGGCGCATTTTTAGCAACTGAAGGTACAGCAATTTCAGCATCAATTGTTTCTACAAACAATGAATATGTTGCAAAAGTTTTCCAACGTGATCCTAAATCAGTAAACTATCCAGTTTATGTTCAGTATGAAAATCTTAATGCATCAAGTTTATTTAATAACTTAGGTGACGTTACTATGGAATTAGCAAAACTTTCAAATTTTGAATTTTTGCAAGATTATCAAACTGCGTCAACACCATGGATTACATCACAAAAAATTGGTTCAATTACTAGAAACTTGTTCCGTTTCCATACTTTATCACATGGTACATCAGTTAACTATGAAACCAAAGTTGGTATTCGTGACATTAAATTAGGATCAGAAACCCCAGATCCAAATGGTTATGGATCATTTACGGTTGAAGTACGTCGAGTTAATACATCAACTCCTGCACCTGGTCTTTTGAATTCACCTTATTCATCACAAGACACTGATGGTGCACCGGATATTGTAGAAACATATTTAAATGTTAATTTAGATCCTACATCTCCAAACTATATTGCAAGAAGAATTGGTAATCGTTATCAAACAGTTAATGATTCAAATCAACTTCTTATCAATGGAGATTATCCAAATATTTCAAAATACATACGAGTAGAAGTAGATGCAAATGTAGCAGATCGTTTGATTGACCCTGCTTTAGTTCCATTTGGATTCCGTTCATTATCTACACCAATTCCAATGGCATCGGGTTCATTGAATATTCGTCCAGCAACATATGCTACATCACAAGTTGTATCTAGTACATATAATAGTAACAATTATTTTGGATTCAATTTTACCGTTCAAAATAACATGAACTATTTAGCTCCAATTCCAACATCGGGTTCGAATACAGGTAGCAACTCAGATTTTTATTTAGGTGATGTAAGTCAAGATGCAGATGCAGGTTTCCCAACAATTACGACAGCATATTCAGGTTCATTACAATCTGCATTGGTTGCTGGTACGTTTACTACAAATGTTGCAACATCAACTCGTAAATTCATTCTTCCATTCCAGGGAGGATTTGATGGAGCTAAACCAAACTTGAAAAAATATTCAGGGCAGTATATTAGTGCAACAAATACATTTGGTTTCAATTGTTCAGCAGCAACATCAACAGGTACTAAATCATATAACAAAGCATTTACATTGTTAAGCAATGCTGATTACTATGATATGAACTTACTTGTTACGCCTGGTATTATTGATAGTTTGCATCCATATGTAACTGGATTAGCTCGCACATTGGCTGAAACTCGTCAAGATACATTCTTTGTGATGGATACTAATAGATTAACTGATTCAATCAATACCGCAGTTAATCAAGTAACATCATTGGATAGCAATTATACAGCAGCATATTGGCCATGGCTTCGCATTACGGGTGCAAATAATATTCCAACTTGGGTACCACCATCAACTCTTATTCCAGGAGTATTGGCATTCAATGATAACACGCAAGCTCCATGGTATGCACCTGCAGGTTTGAATCGTGGTTTGATTACTGCAACAGACACATATCTTAAATTATCACAATCAGATCGTGATACATTGTATGAAGCTCGTATTAATCCTATTGCGAACTTCTTAAACGATGGAATTGTTGTTTGGGGTCAAAAGACACTACAGGCTCGACCAAGTGCATTAGACCGCGTTAATGTGCGCCGCTTGTTGATTGCAGTTAAGAAATTTATTGCATCTTCAACTCGTTATTTAGTGTTTGAACAAAATACAAATGCAACACGTAACCGTTTCTTAAGCATTGTTAACCCATACATGGAACAAGTAAGAGCCAATCAAGGTCTTTATGCATTCCGCGTTGTTATGGATCAAACAAATAACACCCCGGACTTGATTGATCAGAATATTTTATATGGTCAAATCTTCCTTCAACCAACAAGAACGGCAGAATTTATCATATTAGATTTCAATATTCAACCTACGGGCGCAACATTCCCAGAATAGTAAAATTAAATTGATTCGGAAAAGGCAGGGTTCGCTCTGCCTTTTTTTACATTCGCGATATTTATATTAAAAAATAGGAAAGCAAAATGGCATTAATAGATCAAGTCAATCCAAATTTAGCTCTTGTTGAAGATGTTGATATTTTTGACAAAGCATTTTCGTGGGAACCGAAACGCCAACATCATTTTATTTTAGAAATGAATGACATTCCATCATATTTAGTAAAAGCTTCTGGTAAGCCGACAATCACAAACACAGCTGTTGAATTAGATATGATTAACGTTAAACGTTACGTTGCTGGAAAACATGCATGGGACACCATTACGATGACATTGTATGATGCAATTGTTCCATCGGGAGCACAAGCAGTAATGGAATGGGTTCGTTTGCATCACGAATCTGCAACAGGTCGCGATGGTTATTCATCATTTTACAAAAAAGAAATTCGTTTACATCAACTATCACCGCTTGGCGAAGTAATTGAAGAATGGATCCTTAAAGGTGCATTTATTACTAGCGCTGGATTTGGTACTTTTGATTGGAGTAGCGATGCTGTACAAGAAATTGAATTAACTATTCAGTTTGATTGGGCATTCTTAAACTACTAATTCAGAATAAACTATTTCAAAAGCCCCAATTTAAGGGGCTTTTTTTATGTTCGCACATATTTATAATAAAGGTTATATAAGGAATATATGAGTACACATACTAATAAAATTGATCCAAACATTATTGAGTTAGCAAAACAACGTTATGAAACTAAAAAACGAAGCACATTGCCAAGTATTATTGTTTCATTAGCAAGTGCTGGCAAAATATATCCAGAATCATCTCCACTTCGCTCCGGCCAAATTGAAATGCGTTATATGACTGCATATGATGAAGATATTTTAACTAATACATCTTACATCAAGAACGGCGTAGTTTTTGATAAATTATTAGAATCCATTATTGTAACAGAAGGCGTAAATGTACAAGAAATTTCAACCTTTGACAAAAACGGATTGATCATATATGCTCGTATCTTATCATATGGTGCTGATTATCCAGTCCAAATGAAAGATCCAGAAACAGGCAACATGTTGGAACGTTCTATAGATTTACGAAGCGTTGGTTTTAAATCATTTGATTTACAATCTGATGCAAACGGTGAATTTGATTATGATATCAATGGAAATAAAATTAAGTTTTCATATAATATTAAATTAGATATGCTAAATTCATCAGTAACTGAAATGTTAGCAACCATAATCAAACAAGTAAATGAAACTAGAGCAACATCTGATATTGAAAATTTTATTCGATATGAATTATTAGCTAAAGATTCTCGAGATTTTCGTTCATATTATTTAGAAAACGTCCCGGGTATAGATTTAACTTTTGAATTCGAAGGTGAAAATGGAGGCACCTTCAAATCTGGATTTCAACTTGGATCAGACCTTTTTTGGTTTTAAACCAGAAGACCGAGTATTTTTACACGACAATTTATTCAATATGATTTGGCACGGCGATGGTCGTTGGGACTGGGATACATTA